ACAATATCTTGAGCACGTTGTGCCTCACGAGCACGGGCTAAGCTATACAGTTCAGGCTGACCAATACCACCAATATTTAATCCAGCACGTCCACGACCAAAAGCACCAGATGCTAGCCTTTGCTCTTCTTGAAGCTGTGTTGGCATCCTTGCTTCTTGTAGCTGATTAAAGATACGCTGACGAGCAGCCTCTGGAGATTCAGAGATATACTGACCACCAAGATTAAATAGGCGTTGAGCAGCCATGCCTAGAGGCTGAGCAGCCATCTGAGCTTCTTGAGCAGTGGTGACAGCACCTCCTGTCAAGCCCATTACCTGATCTTGTATAGCCGCTAGTTCAGGAGCAACAGTATATCGAGCACCAGTAACACGAGGGACACCACCAACATCTGTGATGTCAAACGCACCAGTACCAAACCGAGAAGTCATCCCGACTGGTCTGAATGCTGATATCTGAGCACCTCTTAAAGCAGCTTCACGCTGCTCAGCAGCAGCTTTTTCGCCTCGTTGCTGTGTGCCTTTAATATCTGTTAAGCCTACTGCGTCAGTTATACCGCCAACAAACTTACCCATTATAAACTCCTCGTATATATCTTATACATATGTCCATCATTCCCTAATAAATCTTTAGTGTATTCAAACCCTAGTGTTTCTCCAAACTTCCCTAACTTATCATTATCTACTAAGCCATACAGAGGAGCATTTAATAGTGATTGAAGTTGGTTTAAATCTTTAATATAATGTTTCTTTGTTTCTGCTGACCACTTAAACACATCCGTATGAAGCCAGTATAAGTTATTAAACAACTCCAAGTACATTATATATTTTTGTCTATTTACTACTGGAAACTTATACATCAAGTCTTCATAATGTAGCAAAGGGCATAGTATGGTGGTAGGTTAGCGTCTGTTCCTGACGAACCAGAAGATGCAACAGTAGTTGCAACAGTAACACCAGTAGTTACTGATGATGTATCTGCTTGGTATCCACGAGCAGAACTAGTTGAAAAACTATTACCTACTTGTAAATTATCCCCGTAGTCATAATTACCCGGAGTATTATACTCACCAAAAGCAAGTTTATGGGCGTGTCCTGAATCTGTAACAGTAGAAGTAGCAGTATGGGTATGGCTTACTACAGTAGCGTTAGCAGAACCACCAGTACCACCTACAGCGTAGGTAGACCCTGCACCTACAACAAACTTATCCCGTAGGTCTGGAGTACTGTTAGAACCGTTACAGAGTACCCAGCCAGTAGGAATAGAACCTACTGAGCCAGACCAGATCATGATCATACCAGAAGGAACAGCCGCTGCTACCGCTGTAGCAATAGCCGTGGTCACAAAAGCTGTAGTAGCTATTTGAGTAGTATTGGTTCCTGCAGAAGCTGTAGGGCCTGCTGGAGTACCTGTAAAGGTGGGGCTGTTTAGGTCAGCTTTAGACGAGATAGCAGAAGCGATAGCGTTATACTCTGTATCAATCTCTGTTCCCTTGACAATCTTAGCTGGGTTACCTGTGGATAAGCCATCCTTGACAGCAAAGTTAGTAGCTTTTACATAGTTACTCATGCTTGTTTTCCTTGTTTAATATATACATCAATCCGCTGAATAGAGATAGGATTGCCATTGATCTCTGCCTCTAGACCAATCTGCATAACAGAGCCTGTACCGCCAGCCTGTATCTTAAACTTGTCCAGTACAATACCATCTGAAAACTCAGCAATATTGTATTCCCCTATATTATACTCGTAAACTGTTGAATTGTCAAGTGTTTTTGTAAAAGCAAAGTAATTTTCGTTATAATCAAAGCCCCACTTGACAGCTACGTTCTGGTTAGAACCGCCAATAACCACAAATCCAATCTGTTTCATGATCTTTTCTATGGTAGGTTTCTCAAAATCAAAGTAGTTTGTGTAGTAACTAAACCGATACTGAGACCCGTTATCTGCATGCCCAAAGTACTTACCTATATATCCGGGTTTACCAAGGTATAAGTCTTTAGAGTTAGTAACAATAAATGCTTTTGGTTCTATGACGCTCCAAGTAGTAACCCTAGCTGCTCCATCCTGAAGAGGAGTCCTCATATCAAAACAGTAGACTACCTTAGTAATAGGAAGACTAAGTAGGTAGAAAGCGTCCCTGTCATAGTAGACAGACTTGATATTAGCCGCTGTCTCAGAGGCCACGCTAGTCATCAGTTCATCCCGTACATTCTTAGAAACATCCCGCATAGGCAAGGACTTCTCTTGGATAACCCGCTGAAGGCTTCTAACCCCAGAATCGGACAAGAAGATAATATCCGTACCAGTACTCTGAACGGAGTCCCTAGCGATACAGCCCACATTAGGAATATAGTCTTCTAAGGTCAGTGTTGTGACATCGATTGGATTAGCATAGACAGCAATATTATTACGACCAAAGATAATAAGGAATCCATTGTGCGCTGCAATAGCCACTATCTTGTCCGTGTTAGGGAAGACAGAGTTTAAGGACAGAGATCCAGAGTCCCCACCTTGAAAATCTGATCCATCTAGTAGCCTAGTAAAGTAGACCGTCTGAGGATCTCCTGCTATGTCTGCCGCCCAAATACGCCCATAAGCTGCTAAAGCGCAGTTAGGAGCAAAGTCATTAATAGAATACCCTAAAGGCATTGTACCTATATCACCAAGTCTTTGGTATCCATATGAGCCTGTGTGGGAGTGTGGGTTAGCAGTGGTTGTTACTGTGCTGGTAAGAGAATTAGATACTGAGTAACCAGCACCGCCAGTAGTAATCGTAACAGTAGCTACACCTGTACCAGACAAAGTAGCCACAGTCACCGTAGCAGCGGTGGTTCCACCAGACAGAGTAAGAATATCTCCTACATTGTAGCCTGATCCAGCAGCAGTTACTGTCAAGCCAGTGATAGCACCGCTAGAGACAGTCGAGACTGTGAAGGTAGCACCAGTACCCGGAGTAGCCATGCGATGATAGATCAGCATTGGATGACCAGATTGTACTAGGTATGCGTGGGGTTCTGCAGAAGAACCATCACCATAGGGCAGAGCAGCCCCTTGCCAGTTGTTACCAGTAATCGTGTATGTTAGGTCTGCACTGTTAGCCTGATTACGCACAGTCTTGGTAGTCATAGTTGTAGTACCAGTAAACAATCTATTATTACCAGCACTTAAGAACTGACTAGATCCATTATCAGTTAACTCAAACATAAACTCTACTGGGTTAGCAGCGCCTAAGTCTGTGTTAACTGCTGAGTTTACAGGTGTCCACCCACGTCTAGCACCAATACGACCATAACGGTCAATAACGCAATTGTTAGCCTCTAGTGCAAAACCAGAAGATAAAGATACCGCAGACTCTTGGATGTTTAATCCAAAGAATCCCGGTGCTGCAATACTAGCGGTTTGCGAAGGAGAAGCCATTAGACAGCATCCCAAGTAAATTCATCTGGATAATGATTACCTTCATTGGCAACATGGTCTGCTAAAGAAGTTTGATATAAACCATAAGCTTCCGAACTGCTTAGTCCACCATCTTCACCACGTTCTGCTAATGCTTTAGCATATGCTAAAAATATAACAGGTTCTGCTGGTACTTTAAGTTGAGTACTATTTGATGATAGTTCTGCTTGTGGTTTAATTATGTTAAAGTTAATAGTGTATGTTCCGTTTGGAATTGGATATAGGTCTACTTGAGTATCTCCATTTGAATCTACTCCATTAAAGTTAAAGTAACGAGGAGAACCTAACTCAGGAGCTTGATTTAAAAACCAATTGTTCATGTCGCTAGTAGAAGCATTCTCTAAGAACCAATCACTTGTGTCATTTAAAACATCAAAGACTCTAAATCGAATACCAGCGTCAGTCATCACATAGTTAAACAGGTTAGCTGTAGTAGAGACAGTAAGAGTCTCCGACAAAGCGTTCCAGTTGTAAGCATCTTCTACCTGTCGCTTAGCATCATTAACAAACTTACTAATTAGTTTTGAGTAGGCGGTATCATTTACTGAAGTAACCTCGTTCTCACGAAGTCTAATCAACACATCGTTGACAAGTTCTAGATAAGTTTTGTTAGCCATTTAACAGTCCCATTTCCTTAGTGCTAATGCTTTGCGAGTTGGTCTACCCTTCTCATCTTTCATAGGCCCCGGCACACCGCTCATACGAGCACAGAAGGACTTCCTGCGTCCTGCCTTTTTAGGAGACTTAGCAGCCTCTTTAGCAGACACGGGAGGCTTTAGATTAGCGCCTTCCTTGTTCTTAAAGTATGCCCTGCCTTTGGCGTTTAAGCCACCTTCTGGATTCTGATATACCTTCTTTACCATTATTTCTTCGCAGTCTTCTTAGCTTGTTTGAACGCCTTAGCTGTGGGAGCACCTTTAGTCCCAACCTTACGCATCTTTTCACCAGATCCTTCAGCTATTCGCTTACGCTTGGCCCAGATATTTGAATATAGTCCCGGCTTAGTAGCCACGAGAAGAGCCTTTCTTAACTTTCTTCTTCTTAGACATACCAGTCATGGCTAGACCAACAGCTACTGCCTGCTTCTGAGGCATACCTTCTTTACGAAGCTTACTGATCTTAGCCGAAGCTGCCTCTTGTTTGCCCTTCTTAGTGTAAGGGTATTTCTTTCCGTCTACCATTGGCATACTATTCTCCTTTAGAATTGGAACTGAACTGTCATCTCAGGCATGAACTCTACAGTTGCTATGTAAGTTACTGTATTAGTGCTAGAGTTTTGCACACGAATCTCATCACCAGCTTGTAAGACTACCTCTGCCTCTCCGTCTAATCTAACAAACTCACCAGCACCTAAGTTCTTACCACCAACAATAAAGTACTCAGTGTTGGTAGAGACATCGTACCAGTAGACCTTTGGAGTATCGTTACCAGTAAGACTAATAATATACATTAACTGCCAAAGACCAGTATTCTTAGTTGGTACTGTAAGAATAGTTTCCTTAGTGGTAGTAGACTTAGTTGTAACAGCGGA